CACACAAACACTTTGCCGGTATCGGTTTCAAAGATGACTTGTCCGGTGAACGGGTTATCTGGGCGGTCTGTTGAAAGACATACCCCTGTTTTAAGAGAACCTGAAGAAGTAGAAGAAACAGCCATTACCAAGTCACCGTCCCAGTTCCCGCCGTAAACGTCACCACGGTATCAGTACCATCAGTTGTAGAAGAAGAAGTTAGCCCAGCAGATACGGTTGGAGAGCCAGACGCGGTAGGGAACCTGATAATCACAACACCAGAACCACCTGCTCCGGCAACAGCACCGCCAGCGCCGTCAGAACCTGCGCCTCCGCCACCACCAGTATTGGCAGTACCGGCTGTAGCAGATCCGCCCCCACCACCGTGAGCATCACCGCCGCCGCCAAGTCCACCAGAACCTCCGACAGAACCGTTCAGGCCACCTCCGCCACCACCACCGCCAGCATAGTAAACAGAAGAGCCTGTTATGGACGACGCTACACCGTTACCGCCATCTCCACCTGTCCCAGTAGCGCTAGATGCCCCGTTACCTCCTACAGCACCCGCTCCGCCACCACCTGCTCCGCCGCCGTTGGTGCCGCCGCCATTGCCACCGCTATTTCCTTGACCAGATACTGGACTACCTGCACCAGCGTTATCACAGGCCGAGCCACCTCCAGAACCACCGTCAATGCCAGCCAGAATATGACCTCCGCCACCACCACCGCCGCCATAAACGTAAGCAACACTAAATACACTAGAAGTCCCGTTATTACCGCTGTCCCTAGATGCTGCACCAATACTTCCACCAGCACCAACCGTTACAAGATAATTGCTGCCGACAATACAGGGCGTTGTCCCAGTCTTCATACCGCCTGCACCGCCACCACCGGAACCACCAATAGCAGTGGACTGAGCGCCTGCACCCTTACCTCCAGCGCCCCCACCAGCAACAACAAGATAGTCAATAGAGATTTGCTTTGCACTTACACGCCAGACAGTTCCGTTCCACGTATAAGTCAGATCACCTACGGTATAGGTATCGTTTACTGAGGGGGCGTCAGGGAAAGATAAAGGCATTAGTTACTCACCACCTGCCAACTAACCGTCGTCTCATCCCAAACATACGACTGGCCGTCATCAGGCAAAGCGACAGGTGCTTCCCACACATAGTCGGTGAGCACCCACGACGGGTACGGCTGAGGTGGGATGAACCCTGTGCCGTCGTACTCCCAGCCGATAGCAGCCGGGTAGCCGGTCGTGTACTCGACCATCGACCCATCGGCAGGGGCCACCCAGTCGGCACCAACAACGACCACGTTCGCGACGACGCTGCCGTCTAGCACGGCTACGACACGTTCACTCATCACGACTCCTGATATTCGATCCACACGTAGCCAGAACCACCAGCGGCTCCGACGGTCCCTGCGGTGCCACCAGCACCCACAGTCACGGCGATGCTGGCGGCAGGTGTCACGGTGTCACCGGCCACGATGTAGGCACCGTCTGCGCCCTTGCCGCCGGATGAGTAGGCGTTGGCTCCGGCTGTGCCTGTTGCGCCTTGCCCACTATTAGGCGGTCCGGCAGCGTGTCCGTAGTAGGTATTCTGGCCCACGATGAGGATTCCACCACCGCCTTCGGCGGTGACGGTGCCACCGGCGAACGCCACCGACGAGTCGCCGCCGTCACCTTGCGTCGCCGTAGTCCCGCTTGTAGTACCGCCGCCTCCGCCACGGATATGGGCGACCGCATACGTCACACCAGCAGGCACCGTCCAAGTACCAGAACTCGTAAATGCTGCAACTTTTGTCATCTTGCTGATACCTTTCCAAGACGATCCATCGTAGAACTGAATAGCGTTTGTGTCTTGTAGGTAGACCAAATCTGCTTCTGTCGGAGAAGTTATTGCGGCATCTCTGGCCGCTGAATCAGCGTAAGAGGCCAGAGTGATAGAAGAACCAGACGGAGGAGCACCAAACTCAACCCACTGTTGAGAAGAACCATCATCATAATAAATATAGGCACGACCGTCATCAGAGTCATACCAAATATCCCCAGCAGCCGCCCCAGTAGGAGCAGAAGAAGAAACGATCCCGCCCTTATTGCTTTCCCACGCAGAACCAGACCAGAAACGAATGTTATTCGTATCAGTCTCGTAAATAACCTGACCCTCAAAGGGGTTCGCGGGGCGCGTTGAACTAGTGCATACCCCGGGCCTAATCCCAAGACGCCCCAAAGCAGCGTCAATAGCCATCAGACTTCCTTCACCCAGCCAACACCAGTGATATTCACACCAGTGCGATCAGCAACAGCTCGTAAAGTTTCCGCGGCAGTGATTACTAAAGCAGTGTCGAAAATAACAGTATCGTTAGCAGCAACAGGTAGTTGATAGAAAATCGCGTTACTCGCTGTACCAGTGGAGCCAATAGCGATCGTCACCCACGCGTCAACACCATTTGTGTTCGTGATCATGATTTGCTTAACTACCCAAAGGCGACTTGCTGGGACAGTACCAAGAGTGGTGTCAGAAGTTCCTACTGCTGACGGACCAATAAGTCTACCTTCGGTGCGATCTCCTACTGCCATTACGGTCCAATCTCCATCAAAAGAATCGCAGCATCTGTGCTGCTACTGGTAATCGTTGGATTGACGCTTCCAGTGCCGCCAACCTCGACCCAAGAGCTATCATAATACACTAGAAGACGACCCGTGTCAGACTCAAACCACATGTCGCCTTCGGACGGTCCAGCCGGGTCAGTGTCGCTAACGGTAACCGACGCGCCGCCTCCAGCAGACACCCACGTTGATCCGTTGTAGATAAACAATTCGGCATCGTCTGAGTCGTACCAAATGTCGCCAGTATTCGCGGTCGCTGGCTGCGATGTTGCTACGGTCGACGCAACTCCACCCGCGGCGCCAACCTCGACCCACTGACCCGACGTTCCGTCGTCGTAGTAGAGATACGTTCTGCCGGTGTCTGATTCAAACCAAAGATCGCCGTTCGTGGGGCTGCTAGGCGCCGTATCAGATGTTGTCATCGCAACAACGCTGTCGCCAATGACCTCGATCCATTGCGCTGAACTTCCGTCGTTGTAGTAGACGAGAAGAGCGCTAGTAGTGGAGTCGTACCACAGCGTGCCGTTATCAGGAGCAGAGGGTGCTGTGTCTGAGACTTCTACGTACGCTGCCGCGCTCGCGGCGGCGCCAACCTCGACCCATTGACTTGACGTTCCGTCAGTGTAGTAAACATACGTTTTTCCGGTGTCAGACTCAAACCACATGTCGCCATTGCTTGGCGTAGACGGTGGAGTGTCTGAAACTGTCATCGCTACAACACTTGAGCCACCGACCTCAACCCACTGCTGAGTGTCACCGTCGTCGTAGTAGACGAACATGGAGCCGGTGTCGGACTCGTACCACAGATCGCCTGAAGACGGTGACGATGGCGCTCCGTCTGAGACAGTTACAGAAGCGCCACCGCCGCCGGTAACTTGCTGCCAGGTCGACCCAGATCTAAAGTATAGAAGATCGTTTGTAGTGTCAACTGCGATCGCGCCGTCAGCAATTGTCGCGGTTGGAGTGCCTGCTGTAGTGAGAGTGACTACCCCATTTGTGCCAGTGACTGTGTTGAACGTGACGTCGTCCGAAGCTGCAACAGCCTGCCCAATTGCCACAGTTGGCGTCGCACCTTCGCCAGTGTTATTTGAAAGAGTGACACCCGTGCCCGCGACAAGGCTTTCTACGTAGTCACCGGTGGTGTCGGTACCGAGATCGATCGCGTCCGGGACCCAATCTGTTCCATTGAACTTTAGGAAGTCGCCGGTTGTCGGACTGGTTGTGAAGTTGACGCCACCAACATCCCCGATGGACAACGGGAAGTTGACCCATTCTGCGCCGTCGTAATAAACGACATCGCCTTGTGCTGGGGTGACGATTGTGAAGTTAACGTCGCCGAGATCGCCGAGGTCGTGGTTAGAAATGTCCGATACAGTTCCGGTTACTGCACCGATAAACGTTGCGTCAGTGCCGTTGGTTCCGTTGTCTAAAACTTTGGATGTTCCGTTGCTTGCGTAAACATCACCAGTGATGCTTCCAGTTAGATCTGCGGAAACATGTCCGAAGGTGACACTCGCACCCGTCCCAACATCCTGACCGATGTAGATCGTTGGTGTCGCGCCCTCTCCAGTGTTGTTGAGTAGCGACACTCCGGTCCCGGCAACCAGCGACTCCACGTAATCGCCTGTGGTGTCAGTACCTAAGGCTACGGAGTCTGCCTGAATAGTTGTTGATATTGAAACGTTTGCCGAACCGTCAAATGACACCGACCCGACGACATCGCCAGATAGACTGATAGTTCTTGATGTGGAAAGAGTGTTCGCAGAGTCTGCGGTTCCTGTAAGATTTCCTTCAACATTCGCTACAAGATCTGCCACGGAGTAGCCGGAAGCTCCAGTGTCGACTGTACTCGTCGGCGCGCTCTGTGAATCTTTAAATAGTTTGAACTTTCCGTCGGTTGCGTCTCGGAAAAGACCGGCGTAGAGATCTTGTGATCCGCTTGTGTCGTAGAGACCATAAAAACCGATGTCTACAACGTCAGCGGTGTTGTTTCCGCTCGCTAAGATAATCAGTGGATCTTCTACAGAAAGAGTAGCGGTGTCTACTGTCGTGGTGCTGCCGCTGACAGTAAGGTTGCCGCTAACAGTGACGTCGCTAAATGTGACACTATCAGTCGTGCCGACGGCTTGACCTATTTCTATGGTTGGAGTTGCGCCTTCGCCGCTGTTGTTGCTGAGAGTTATTCCAGTGCCGGCTACAAGAGACTCAACATAGTCGCCGATTGTGTCCGTACCCAAAGTGATATCGTTCGGGATGTCGTTTGTTCTACCTGCACCAAGAACAAGTAGCTCACCCGTTGAAGAATCTGTTCTGACTACTCTTGCAATCGCCTGAACCAGATCGGAAGAAGACGTTGGACGTGTGGATGTTAGTCCGCCGCCTGGCGCTACGTACAGTGTGGTATTCACCGCGTATGCGCTGGTGTTCAGGCCTCCAACTACACCCAGAACAGTAGCATGTCCTTCAGCGTTGTTTGCAAGGGCTACTTGTGTGATGCCAAGTGCTGGCATTGTTGAAGACGTTGAAGCATCCGAAGGTGAAACCTCAGTTGCTCCGGATGCACCAACAGAACCTGTAGCATAGACAGGTGTTCCAGCAGCTATAGTCGAACCCGACGTATTCTTGACGTGTATATAGACTGAGCCGGCGATATTGCCATGGATGTGATTCGCAGTTAGTATACCGTCAACTTCTGCGTCTTGTGAGATAAACGCATTGCCAGTTACGTCTAATGCGACTGTTGGTGTTGTTGTTCCAATACCGACACGGTTGTTCGCGCTGTCTACGTAGAGAGTGTCAGTGTCTACTGTAAGATCGCCAGAAATTGTTAATTCTGTGGCTGTCCTTGTGCCGTCAGCCAGCAAATAAATTGTGTGATCGTCGTCGCCAAGACCTGCTAATGTTCCGTGGTCTGTGCCAGTTCCTGACACCTGAACCCACGAGCTGCCAGATCTAAAGTACAGGATGTCGTTTGTCGTGTCAACAGCAAGTGCGCCATCTGCAATTGTCGCTGTTGGAGTTCCGGCTGTAGTAAGAGTAATTACGCCAGCCGCAGCTTCGAACGTGTCGTCAGTCTTTAGAGCGTTTGATGCGTCTCTGTAGAGGTTTACATCTCCGGCAGAAGATCCAGTGCCCCAGACAATTCTACCACCGGCTTCGATCTTAAAACGATCGTTTGTGTCGCCACTAAGAGATACCGCTATTGAGTCGGAGGACGCTGAAGATAAATCACGTATCGTGATAGGGGTGGTAAATTTCTGAGCCACGACTCAGTTCCTCCGTAAGGGCCTCGACCCTTATATGTTAGCCAGTTACAACTACGCGGTACGTGTTAGTAGCCGGTGCTGAAGCAAATGTAATAACAACGTCGTTGATTGAGTTTCTATCAACGTCGGCAAAGACTGTTTGGTCATTTGCAATCTCGTACACTTGCACTACGACGTCTTTTGTTCCGAAGTTGTGCTGGACTGTGTACGAAACGTTTGAACCGTCTCCAATTGTCTGCGCAGAAATTCTGGCAAGAGTTGGAGTACTTGTTGTTAGCCCGCTCGTCGAGGTGTCAGCTAAATTGTCGCGAGCATCTGCGGCAGTACTTGCTCCGGTACCGCCGTGAGCAACGGCAACGTCTGTGGCCTCCCAGGTACCGGTCGCAATAGTTCCGAGTGTCGTAATGCTCGACTGTCCAACATACGTAGATGCAATGTCTACGGCATCAGCTGTGACAGTGATTCTGTTCGCCGTTCCACCAACAGCAAGAGCCGAGCCGCCGCCGCCAGTTAGACCGTCGCCGGCGACTGAAGCGTTGAGATGACTCTCGTCAATGCCGGCTGCCTTGACTTGAAGCGTGTCAGTGACAATCTCGATAGTCGAGTCATCAACGTTGACACTGAAGTCGCCGCCCGTAAGATCAAGACCAGGACCAGCAGTGTATGTGCCAGCTCCTGAGAATTGAGCAAACGCAAGAGCGGTAGTCCCAAGAGTGATTGTCTCGTTAGTTGTAAGAACCCAGCCGGTGTCAGCGTACGTATCGCCTTCTTCAACGAAGGTGAACATCCCAGCGGTTACGTCATCGTTTGAGTTCGCGTCATCTGCGCGGACGGCAGCGCCTGAGGCCTGAACAACGTAGATACCGTTTTCTGCGCCTGATGCCTGGTTCTTAACAAGAACTCTGTCGCCAGCGACAAGAGTAATGTTGTCGACAGAATCTCCAGCCTCGAGATCTGTTGTGATGCTAAGAGCGCCGGTTGTAGCTACACGTACAGACTGCTTAACGTCTAGCCCCTGGCTTACACCGTCAACGTATCCTTTTGTTGCAGCATCCGACGCGTTTGTCGGTGTTGCAAGATTTGTTATTTTCTGATTGTTGACGTCAAGATCGCCAGTGTTTGCTGCAATTGCGGCAATTACTCTAGCGTCTGTAAAGTAAAGATTGGATCCTTCAGTAAGATCGCCGGTATCGTGATTGCTGATATCCGATACTTGACCGGTGACATTTCCAGTGAGGTTGCCGCTGAACGTCGCGGTGATTGTTCCGGCGGCAAAGTTACCTGACCCGTCGCGAAGTACTAAGTAGTCGGCAATATTTGAAGAAGAAGCGTCTAGGCTGAGATCTATTGTATTTCCACTTGTCGAAGCATTGAGCTGCGTTGTAGTGGAAGATACGTTATGAATCAACGACACCCAGGCGCCGTCTGCGTAGACTCGAAGGGCGTCTAGCGTGGAATCGTAGTAGATTCTACCCTCGTAGGATACACCAGCGCCTGGCGCAGAAGCAAGAACCTCAAAACGACCATCAATAATCTGATTCTGATTGAGGTCAATACTTGTAAGGAATTGATTAGCCATTCCAGGCTCCTATTGGCTATGTGAGGTACGCGTAACCGGCAAATGGTGCGCTAAAAGAAACGACCACTTCTGTAGTACTACTATAACTTATTTCGCCATAAACGAGTGTGCCGGCAGTGTCCACTACACTTACAGCAGGGTAGCCGCTAAGATCGTGTGTAATTGTCCAAGTAGAAGATGGAGATATCTGCGAATGAATGTGCCTTCTCGTATCCCCGGGACTGTACAGCGGCGTAGGGGGCCAAGATCCGTCCGCCTTAGGGCCGTACAGATCTCCCGTAGTTGTGTCAATGTAGATATCGTCGTCGAAACCTACAAGATTTGATGGAGCGCCAGAGCCCGTGACTATCCCTGGGCCTCTTGGCCCCACCGGGCCTCTAAGACCTGAAGTAGAACTTGATCCACCTGGAGTGTAACCTTCGTCGCCACTTATATCTGTGTTTAGATCAACAGAAGATCCGTCGCCATATGGCAGATACGCATAGAATTTTCTTGGCTTTACACCAAAAAGACGAACCTGAACTTCGTAAGTCCAGTTGCTAGGTACTAATGCATCATTGTCTGTGGTCGGAAGATCTATGCTAAAGGAGCCATTTGAGTTTAGTACGGCAGTTAGAGAGTCTTCTATAACTATAGAATCTTCAATATCGACAACTCGTGTCGTCGGCGTGAATGTCACGCGCCCGCGTGCCGCAGACCCGACACCAGTTAGATACGTGCCTGTGACAGTTCTAGTAAGTACGTCTGCTGGCCAGGCCACATCGTTTCTCCAGGTCTAGGTGTCCTTAGATATCCTATCAAAGGCGTCAAGCTGCGAGAAAGAAAAACTGCTTATCAATCAAGCCACACAACGTATTCTGCGGTAACCCTAGCCTTGTCTGGGTCAACAAAATGAAGCCGCTGAGACGGCTTTCCAACTGCTGCGACAAATTCTCTGGCGTACTCGTTGTGAGATTCTGGTGAACCTGACACGAATACCCGTCCACCATTTGACATTGTCAACGACATTGGAGTATGCCAGTGGCCCATGTAGACATCTTGGAATTCGTCGATGACGCCAGTTGCCCACGCGTTGGCCTTTCTCAGAATACCGAAGGCTGGTGTATTGCCACCGAATGATTTGATCTCGTCGCCATGCACTAGAAGCGCGCGATAGTTACCAATCTCGACGATCTGAAACCAGTCACCAGACATCTGCCATGTCACATTTTTCAGATCCTTAGTTCTGTCTTGGGCGATCCGATACGTCATAGCGTCAATATTGTCGCCGGCCGGCAGCTCGCCGCGGCGGCCTAGACGCCCGTGGTTTCCGTATTCGCAGACAACGTGAACCTTCTCAAAGAAACCCGCTAAAGTTCTTACTAATGATTCTTCAATTGCAACTGTTTCGAAGAGTTGCTCAAAAAGATGCGCTTCAACCTCCCAGGCCTGGCCCGGGAAGATCGTGATGCCTTCGACCATGTCGCCGCCAAACATAAGAACACATTCCTTCACTGGGTGATGAGTTCTTTGTAGAGTCGTGAGCTCGAGGACCTTTTCTGCGAACTGCTCCATTCTTTGAGCGCACGTCGCCATTCCGTAGCTCACTGTCTTCTTACCGTTTTGCCAGTCTGTCGCGTGCACAAGTGCAACCTCTGCTCGAGACTTTCTACTATCCTTTGGTGGCGCGCTTACAGCGTACTTAGACCCGCGGCCTACAGCAGTTGCAGAGTCCTTCGCGGCTCTGTACACGGCCTCGACGATCTCTTCGCTCTTTCGCTTTGCCTTGTACTCGGCTTGCTGCGCTCTTTTCAGAGCTTTTCGAAGCTCGATAATTTCGTCTTCGGCGTTGATATCGTCAGAGAGACTCATCGATCTTTGTCACCAATTCTCCGCGTCGATAGCGGGTAATGACGTGCACAGCAAGTTTGTGCCCGCGTTTTGCCATTGCTCTTGAAATGTTTGATGCCGGTATGCTATGATCATTTAGCGCCTCAATAAGATCTTTTCTGTCTGTCTTATCGAGATGATCTAGGATTTCTACTATTCGTGACTTGCTTCCTTTCACGACGTTAGACTCCTGTATCTCATCAAAAAGCTTTCCCATGTACTACCTCGCTGAAGGTGCTGACTATTTAGCACTATGTACTAAATGATGTACAGAACAATATCACAATCTCTCTGCACACACTGTGATATAGTTAGAAGTATTCCCACTTTTTTGAGTTCGTCAGGTCTTGAGTCGAAGAAATGTGTATAGTGTCCAAGCAGTCAGCCACCGAAGACCGTCAGTCTTCTAACAACATCTTGTCGTCGCAGGGAATGTGTAAGTCATTTGATCTCTCACTAAACAGAATCGTACGCCCGCAGTGAGCACGTGGGCAGACGCAGAGGGCCGTCTTGGGCCGGCAGCCTCGTGGTACGCCGCGCAGGGTTGGCACGTCATGCCATGCTATGGCATTGACAACGGCCGATGCACGTGCGGCGGCACACACCCTGAGCCAAAAGACGTCGGAAAGCATCCGAGCATTCCGGAGTGGAATCTTCATGCGACGAGCGACGTCTCCATAGTAGACGAGTGGTGGACAAAGTCACCGCAGAATAACGTCAGCGTCTTTTGCAAGCCAAGCGGTTTCTTTGTTATCGACATCGACCCTCGCTCTGGTGGACCTGACTCGTTTGAGAAGTTTGAAGCTCTGGTCGATGGAGCGCTTCCTCCGACGGTAGAGGCGATCACTGGCGAGTACTCTATGAACGGGCGCTCAGTTCGTGGCCGACATCTCTTCTACAAGTGCGATCAGTCCGAAGGACTTGTTGGCAATCTAAAAAAGTCTGGGCTTGGTGGAATTGATATCAAGCACAATGGCTATGTGCTTATCGCACCGTCTCGTCACTTCTCTGGAGTGTGCTACGACTGGGCGCCGGGCAAGGCTCCATGGGAAATTGAAATAGCAGAGGCGCCTGAAGAACTACTTGCATCTCTTCGCAAGAGGTCGAAGAGATTGGAGACAGCACTTGCTGAGGGCGAGTGGGGTTTTCTTGACGGGCTAGAGTTTGCCGGTGAGAGAGTAGATGTTGATCGCCTTCTTGACGAAGGTATCGACGAAGGATCGCGCGCTGTAGATATCTACGCTATGGCGTGCGCTCTTGCGAACAAGTTTCCAGTAAATACTGAAGCCGGTCGTTTGGCTGTTGAAACAATGATGATTCGTTTCAACGCAGAGAAGGTGCGGCCACCACTTGAGCTCGAGGGCTCCGGCGGACTTCTTATGCACGTGCGTCGCGCTATTGATTTTGTTGTCAACAACCCTAAGACTGAAAAGCTTTGGCCGGGTCTACAGGAATGGGCAAATAAATCGCAGGAGGAGAGTCGTGCGAGCGTTGGAGATAAGAAAGAATCGGCAACGCAGAAAAGCTCGAGTGCTCCCTCTGCTGATGACGTACATCTACCTGGCACTATCTCTGGCAGTGTATACAGTGCCATTAAAGACGGCGATTCGATTGCCGACGCGTCTAGCATCTCAAATATCGACGTACCACAAGACCCTGACGCGCTTGGGGCAGGGGAAGGCGGGGAGCCTGGAAAGCGTACCCTCTCAGATACTGGCAATGGACGACGTCTCGTGGATTCGTTTGGTGCTGCTATTCGGTACACTCCGGGACTAGGCTGGTTCCACTGGGACGGCGGATACTGGAAGCCAGACGCAGAAAATCTTGAGATGCGCGAGCTGTCTAAGAAGCTTGCGCCGATCATCGCTAGCGAGGTGACGCACTACCTCGACGATGCTGACAAACAGTCTGAGGTAATTCGCTGGGCGCAACAGGCAAAGTCAAACGCTCGTATCAGCGGCGCGATTGAAAGCGCCAACTCCGACCCAAGAATTCTCATCCCAGTCGAGTCATGGGACAGTGACGAAACTCTTCTTGGAGTAGCGAACGGTGTCATCGACCTGAGAACGGGCGAGCTTCTTCGCGGTCGACCAGATCTCTACATCACGAGACGTGCGCCAGTTGCGTACAACCCGGGGATTCGGAATATTCGCTGGGAGCAATTCCTTGACTTTGCTACAGGCGGCGACAAGGAACTTCAAGAGTGGTTGCAAAAAGCTGCCGGATACTCGTTGACAGGTCTTCGTACTCACGACATCATGTTCTTAGTGTACGGACCTCCAGGCTCTGGTAAGAACACTCTTGTCGAAGCGCTTGTGAAAGCGATGGGAACGTCACAATACGCGTGGCCACTTGACTCGAGCATTCTTGCGCAGGGTGACGGACAGGCGCACGGATCAGATCTGTATCACTGGGCAGAGCTTCGCGGTCGTCGTCTTGTTTGGGTTGACGAGCTCCCTGAAACTGAGAGAATGAAAGAAAACTCAGTCAAGAAGCTCACCGGTTCTTCTGAGATCTCGGCTCGCTCTCCTGGAGAAAAGCCATTCACGTTCCAGTCGCGTGCAAAGCTTTGGGTCACTACAAACCACAGACCAGTCATCACCGATGACGCGATGTGGAGACGCATCAGACCAGTGCCTCTGACAAAAGTCCCTGAGAACCCGGACCCTGATTTGAAGCACTACATCTTCGACCCAGAAGGCGCGCTGCCGGCTGTGCTGTCGTGGGCTGTTGAAGGCGCGATCAAACTTCTTGGGTCGAGCGCAAGAGACTCTCTTGGTTGGTGTAAGGCTGTCACAGAAGCTGCTGACATCTACCGCAAGAACGAAGATCGTATCGGATTCTTTCTCCTTGAAGAGACTAAGGAGACCGAAGGCGGTTCAGTGCCAATTAAGTCGCTGTACGCAATTTACCGAGTCTGGAGTGAGGAACGAGGCGAGAAGCCGATGACTCAGATCGCGTTTCAACGTAAGTTGTCAGAGCGTGGGATCGAGATCAACGGCTTCGGTTCTAGAGCCGAGATTCTTGGAATGATGCTAATGCCACGAACGGTCGCCTCGACTGAGGTTGATTGGTCCGTTGCTACAAGATTCGCGAGATAACATTTACCAATAGGATTATGGTACAATGTAATTGTACACAGATCGACGACGCTTTGGGAGAGAGCGACGTCATTCGGGGTCGGGATTGAGCTGCTCTTGGCTGACGGGCAGCTCTCCCGGCCCCGATATTTTTTCTTCAAGAAGATAAGCTCGGCGTACAGATGATGCGTGCCAGGTCTTTTCAAACGGAGTTTCTACACCGTCTGTGTTGAGCTTCTGTGCAATCTTATGATACGACATGCCAGTAGATCGAAGTTGGTCGATTGTTTCAAGCGTGCTATCTGAGATAATTCGCTTTGGACCTTTGTCAACACCCCAGACGATACCTTTCTCTCGTCGATCACGATGAACGTCCTTCTGGCGCTCGGCGATGATCGCGCGTTCCATTTCTGCTAGCGCGCTCATTATCGTGACGACAAAACGTCCCTGGTACGTAGACGTGTCAAGGTTGAGGTCGAGAAGAACTACTCTCCAGTCAAATTTACTGGCTCTGTCGATTATGCTGAGAAAGTCCTTTGTTGATCGAGCAAGTCTGTCAATTCTAGTGACAAAGAGTGCGCCGGCGGTGCCAGCGTCAAGTCGCTCTAGAGCTTCTTTCAAAACCGGCCGGCCGGAGATCGACTTGCCTGAGCGACCCTCTTCGCGGAGGATCTCATATCGTGTGAACCCGGCAAGTTCCGCTGCTCGAACAAGATCACGCTCTTGCGCGTCCAATGAGATACCGTCTGACGCCTGGATGCTGGTTGAGACCCGAGCGTATAGTAAAGCGAGGTCCTTATCTTTCATGGAAGTCACGGCACTTTGTACAATGTGAGATGTAAACCTTTTTGGTTAAAGGTGTATGTTCTAACCCTATCATACCCTTGATTTCTGAGCCTGTGTAACACAAAGCCATGAAAAGCAAGGGTCATACGGACTTATACCAATGATATGGCCTAAAATGGTCAAAAGTGCCGATTTTCAGCCGTCCTTATGATAGAAAAGGAAGAAGAGGACGAAACTATGAAAAATGACAAAGCAATCGTCTTTATCACCGACGATATGTACATTGACTACCTACCTGTCGCTCTTGTTGATGCGTGGGAGGCCTGTGATGGCAAGGTGCCAATCTACGTCATCTTTGAGGGCGGGACGAAGGTAAAGAACATCGACAAGATCGGCGATGTTGCAGAAAAATACGGAATTGACATGAGAACGTCAGTTCTGCCTATGAAGCACGTAGATGAGTTAAAGAGGTTTTGGCAGGACCCGGACGAGCCTGACATTTCTGCATTTCAGTACGCAAAGTGTCTTCTGAACGAGGCTCTGCCAAAACACATCAAATACGCGTACTACCTAGATATTGACATTTTGATCATGAGGCGGTTTCCCGACTTTTTGAGTATCGAGCCAGAGCAGACGATCGCCGTGGTAGATCAGAATCAGCCAAACGAGGCAGAGAGGCTTCTCGGAACACCAGGCAGATACTTCAGCACTGGCGTGATGATTGTGAACCTCGAGCGCTGGAGAAAAACCGGCGTGACAGCAAAATTGAAGAAGATCGTCAAAGAGAGGTCGGATGAGCTTCTTAACGGCGCGCAGGACGCGCTGTTTCTCGCTCTTCACTACGACTGGGACGAGCTGCCTCTGATTTACAACTTCTACCTCATGCCAGACAATCCGTACGTGAAGAACACGAAATCTTATGACTGGGACCCGGCTGAGATCAAACCGGTAATCGTTCACTACTGTGGGCCATGGAAACCATGGAACGGAGACCGCAGAGCGAACACGTACCGCATGTGGCGTGACAAACGCAAAAAGATTTAGGCCATGTGACCAGGGACTTTGCGTCTAAGTGGTCGTTGATGTAATCTAAGTGAAATCTTTGTGGTATAGTAGCTCATACTTCTCCCTACACTCTCCCGGGATGAGAGGAGCACCAAATGAAACAGAACGGTTCACTACTACCTCTACTAAGTTTAGCGGCGGTCGCGCTGGTCGGAATCTCTACGCTCGAGGAAATCGTCGAGGCACGAGAGGCGGCAGAGTTCGCCGACAGCGAGGACTACCGTAGGATGCTGAGACACGATTTTCCGAGCGTCCCTATGAATGATGAGGCGGCGGAGGAAGAGGAAGCGCCTACACCTGTGCGCTCGGTTGAGATTCGACCACCTGAGTCTTACGGCGATGAACGTCGCCAGCAAATGCCAGCGTGGGAGCCAGATCCTCTACCGCCGTACAGATCAAATTCTCCAGACTGGAGATGCGACGAGTGGATGGACCTGGCCCGAGAGGTCGGGTGGTCAGAAGATCAGCTTCCCAAGCTGTCTTA